GAGAAACCTTGCTATTTATGAATCTTCAAAAGAAAATAGATTTATGTTAGGTGGAGGAAATAACGAATGTATTGTAAGTAGCACTATTGTTCCTTCTACTAAATTAAATAAATCTAGCATTTTATTATACATAGATGATAAATTTATATCGATATCTAATAAAAAAAGTAAAAATAAAGTAGGAAATGTGTTATCTGAAGAAAAGAAATCTACTGTTACACAAATAGAAGCAGATTACGTAAAAGAAAACTTTTCAGATTTTTACAAAGTATGTGACTCTTTTCATAAATTAAATTTCATTGTTAATGAAGATGGAAAAAGCATAGCTTCAAGATCAATAAGAAATTTTTTATTGGAATTTAAAATTGAAGAAGAAGGAAATCTTAATATCTATTTAAACAATTCTAAATTAGAAGATCCTAATTCTATTAATATTTCAGAACTTTTAGTAATGGAAAGAACAGAAATTAAGAACAAGGTTTCTTCTATTTTGAAAGGAACATCATCTATTTTTAATTTTGAATTTATTAAAAAATTAAAAAATACTAGAACAAATAAGGAAACCTTTATAATAGAGGCAAATGGAGATTACCATATCTGTGAAAAATTAAATAACGTAGAACGAGATTGGAAAAAAGGAATAAATGAATACAAACTTTATAACTACGTATTAGAAAATTTTAACTATGATATAAGTCCTATTTTTAAAGTTAAGATAGACGAATCTATTAGTAAGATAAAGGCTATAGACGATCAGAAGAAAAATATTAATTCTGATATTTCAGTTTTAGAAGAATCTGTACAGAAATTAAATGATAATATAAATTCTGGAGAAATAGATAGCTTGTATATAGGAGAGCTAGAAAATCTTAAAGAACAGATAGAAAATAAAATAGTTTCCTTAAAAGAAAGGTACGTGGACTTTGACCTTAAAAAAAAAGAATTAGTTCACTAGACGAAAGTTTAGATGGAAATTACAAAACTACCCTATCTCATAAAATTAGAGATAAAGTTTCTATAAAAAGCACTGGCAAGATAGGAACTATCATAGGTGTTAATGGCGCTACTAATAATTATCAGGTTATGATAGATGGTAGCGTTGAATCGTTTAAGAGCAATGAATTAGAAACTCCAAAAAAGAAAAAGCACAAAACCGTAAAGATTAAGAAAAAGAAAAAGAAGAAGATAGTTAAAACTTAGAGATATTTTTTAGTATATTATTCTAAACCTTTTTATATGAGTAAAGACGAAAAGAGCATTTGTCAAGAAGCACACGAAATAGTTAACGAAAGAGATCAGGAAAAAGATAGAGAATATGGGCCATTTTCAGAAGGAATGGACAGAGCTGCTCAGGTGTTCAATGGAATGACTGGATTAAACATAACAGGTAAAGAAATGTATATAGCACTAATAGCTTTGAAGTTCTCTAGAGAGTCTTATAATCACCGCAGGGATAATTTATTAGATGCCGTTGCATATCTACAGGGTTTGGATAATTATATTAATGAAAAACATAAATGAAAAAAATAAGTAATGAAATAGTAGATAAACTAGAAAAACAACACGTCATCGTTAATGATCTAGACAATGCCACCATAGAATATTTTGCTATACGTTGGATGCAAACTAAAGAATTAGAAAAACATTATGGTAATGATACAGAATTAGGTGCTTCCACTAGGCTTCTGGTTAATATAACTGAAAAAGATGATGAGTAAAATATGGACATGGATAACTCATTATGTTCCAGGAATGTTAGAGTTAGATAAAGCGTGTAAAAAATACGTATTAGATAGAATAAAGAAGAATTATAAAAACAAAGGCAATGAATAGAGAAAAATTAATAGGGATGATAGAGAATTGGTTAAAAGATAACGCTAAAGATTTATCGACTGAGGAATTAAATAAAATAATTCACTTCTGTAATGGAGGCGATGCAATACATTCAAAAGAAAAAATTAAAATTGATCTAGCGGATCTTAATGAAAACGAATTCTCATTCTTTAGTAAAATATTAAAGAAATTAAAAATTAAATCAATATGAAAAAAATAGCTATAGTATTAGGAAGAGGCGTCGAAGGATGTGGAGTTACTCGATGTGCAATTGAATTTCAAAAAGCTACACCACACACCAAGATATTTGCCACAATAGATAAAAAATGGGCTCGTAAAGACACTATGGACTTTGAAAAAGACGAATTCACATGTGCCGATGTAGAACAGACTAAGCGAGTACTTAGAGAGATCAATAATGATTTTGATATGGCGTTGATATATTCTGTGCCATCTAAGAAACACCCAGAGGACTGTCAAACTAATTTTGTTAAGTTGGTTAAGGGAATATCCCTTCCCAAGGCAATCGTTCAATTAGATCACAAAATGCAATCTTTAAGTAGAAATGGTAAATTCGATGAAATATGCAGTAGCGTAGATGTATTAATGACCCATTCATTAGAATCAGATTTCACTAGATGGGCTAAGCGGGAGAATGTAACTACTCCATTTAAAAAGATGGCATTAGGATTCACCTATGATGATCATAGAGCGAAGTATTGGAAGCCCATAGAAGAACAAGATCATAAAACGATAAGGTGGATAGGTAGACTTTCAGGATGGAAGGGACCAAATGAAATGATGGATTTTCATGCACAAAAAATGAAAGAGCGAGGATACATAACAGTTTTAGAAGGATTGGAAGCATCCATAGGCTGGGCAGGAATATTATATGAAAAAGGAGATTCTAAAAATGGAAAATCTTTATATCAACCTGGTGAAATAGTAAATTATTTTAGACCTCGAAAAGAATTAGGAGAAACAAAATTCAATCCTTCTTTATATGGAACTGAAACAGAGAATTCAGGCGCATATTTATATCCACCATACAATAACGTAGAATGTATGGAAAGAATGAGTAGAAGTGCATATGGATCAGATCTATATCATTTAAAAGCACATATGTATGGTAATAATATAGAAAACTGTCACGCAGAATGCATAGCATCTGGTACAATTCCTATCTTTCATAAGCATTATTGTGATAACGTAATACATAGAATTACAGGAAATCCTATTTCAAAAGACTCTATTAGTGGAACAATTGGATTAGATTATGAATCATTTGATGAATGCGCAGAATTAATGACTAAATTATCTAACGATACGGTTCTTAGAGATGAATGGAGAGAGATGTCATTTGAATATTGGAAGCAACACTCGGATGCAACAATATGCACTAAAGAAATAATACAAAATTTAGAAGATATTATTTCAAGCAAAAATGGCAAAGTTGGTGCAACAGGAGAAAACGGTATACAAAAAGATGATAATGTTCCTCAACTAGATTTATTTTCAAAAGAAGAAACCATAGATCCACAAAAATATGGCATAGATTCTTCAGAGGTTGATTACGAATCGCTCCTAAAGGAATTGAACGATTTATAATAACTAAACCTTTTTCATAAACTTCAGTATAATATTATAAGGTGTTATTACAAAACGTCTTATGTTTCTCATCTGCGAGAAATTTTTCTTATATATAATAATATAAGCTATATTAAAATAATCAACTCATAATGAAAAACTGTGTCCCTAAGTATGCAATTATAGGTTTTTTATTGCTTTTTTTACCGATTTTAGCTTTTTCACAAAGTAATAATTTACCATTTGATCCTACCTCTGTTCCTGTAGAAGAATCAGGAATAAGCATAGAGGAATATAATGATATCAAAAGCAATACTACATTTAAATTGTTTTCAACAGAAGGAAAGTTAACTTTAACGTTAACTAAGGTGCAAGGAAGCACAAACGATCCTGGAATGAAACATTCATTTGTACAAATGAAGGATAATCCTAATCGGCCTGAATGGTCGGCAATACCATATACAATAATAAGAGAGGAGGACTGTGATGAAAACAAATAACAAATATATAAATCGAATATTCTGTTTAGTAGCACTATGCTTTTTAATAGGTGGTTGGAATACATGTCAAGCTCAAGTAGCAACATTTCCCCACACTTCAGATTTTGAAGGAAGTCTAGGAGATTGGACTAACCCTATTGGAGATAATGGAGACTTTAGCGTTGATGCTAATGGAACACCTTCAAGTGGAACTGGACCATCTATTGCACAATCAGGGAGTTACTATGTATTCACTGAAACATCAGGAAGTGCAACATGGGGTGGTGAAATTTGGTTAGAATGTAAATATGACTTTAGTTTACTAACTGACGCTACCATAGATTTTTGGTATCATAAATATTCCGCTAATGGAGGGACTAATGGTCCTGGTTCATTAGGGTTGGATGTTTTTGATGGAGTATCATGGACATACGATGTATTTAGAGATGATGTTGGTAATGGAGATGCATGGAAAAATGCAGTAGTAGATTTAACCCAGTGGGCAGGAAACCCTACTGTCACATTAAGTTGGACTGTATATGTTACAACACCACAAGGATGGCAATGTGATATAGCGTTAGATAATATAGTCGTTGATGGAACAGGCGGTGGCGGAGGAGCACTCTGTGCAACTATTCCTTATGACCAAAATTTTGAGACTGGACAAACAGGTATGACTGGTACTTCAGGTTCACAATCTTCGGTAGGTATAGATGCAAGAGCAGCTAATTCAAGTCTTTTGGGATTACACCTACAAGGAAACACTTCATCAAGTTGGAGTTCATCATATAGTACGGGAGCATTAGCATTTGCAAATTCACCCTATCATATTGCATCTGGGAGTAGAGAAATCTGTGCTTCAACAGACCCAACCGTAACATTAACATTTGATAAGGCACAAACATATTCTTACAATCCTAATTACTGTTGGTTTAGATTAACAGTCGATGGAATACCTATTTCCGATGACCAAGGAAATACTTACTACAATGCAGATAACGGTCCACATAAAACATTCACTTATGACTTATCCGCTTATGCAAATACAGATATTGTAGTAGCGTGGGAAGGTTGTATGAAGTACTATGATTATTATTACGGTGAAGGAGACAACATTTTTATAGACAATATAGTTATAGTTGAACAAGCAGGTGGTGCTCCACCTTCAGCCCCAGGAACTATTTCTGGTAATGATTATCCTAACGGAGACCAAACTGGAGTAACTTATTCTATATCTCCAGTTAACAATGCAACTTCATATACATGGGTAACCCCTGTAGGATGGGTAATAACTGCTGGACAAGGTTCAACAGATTTAACTGTTATTGCTGGAAGTGTAGATGGAAACATAACGGTTTCTGCTACTAATTCCTATGGAACTTCAGCAACTGCAACATTAGCGGTAAAGAGTGCTGAATTAGAAAGAACATTTCCTTATGAAGTTGATTTTGAAAATGAAGCCCAACATTCAAATACTGCAGG